GTGGTTGGCGGAGAGAGCGGCAGCGAGAGCCAGCCGAATGAAGAACTCTGTTGGGTTCAAAGCCATCTGCCCTCGCAGGCGAGGTTTCAGAGTTTACGAGAAAGGTTGAAAGGCTTTTCAGGGCCGGTAGGTTCCGGGAAAAGTGCGGCGCTCTGTTTTGAAGCGCTCAGGCAATCGTATGTCAACCGCGGGCGGCAGGGGTTGCTCGCTGCACCGACCTTCGCGATGCTTCGCGATGCGACCTTGACGAGTCTCTTCGCGATGCTCGAGGAGCACGACATCGAGTACGACTTCAAAAAGTCGGATGGGGAATTATTGGTGGCGGCAACGGGATGTACCGTGCTGCTGAGATCGCTCGAAGAACCGGAGCGATTACGTGGAACGAACCTAGCGTGGTTCGGAATTGACGAGTTATCGTACACGCGTGAAGAGGGCTGGCTGAGACTGGAGGCCCGACTTAGAGACCCGCGCGCGACGCATCTTTGTGGCTTTGCTGTGTGGACACCGCAGGGACATGATTGGATTTACAAGCGCTTCATTAGGACTCCAGTTCCGGGTTACGGGTTCGTAAGAGCTAGGCCCTTTGAAAATCGGTTTTTGTTGAATAAGACGCCGGACTATTATCGGCGGCTGGAAACGAGCTACGACCCTAAGTTTTACCAGCAAGAAGTGCTGGGTGAATACATCAACAGTCGGGCTGATCGCGTGTACCACTGCTTTAACCGGGACATACATGTGGTCGAGCACAAATACGACCCGCAAAAGCCATTGTTGTGGGCGCTCGACTTTAACGTCGCGCCGATGAGCTCGGTGTTGCTGCAGGCGAGCGGCGCCGGGATAGCGGTGATTGACGAGATTGTGTTGGACCGGGCAACGACCGAGGAAGCCTGCGAGGAGTTTCAAAACCGGTTTGGCGGACACGCGGCGGGGCTAGAAGTGTTCGGCGACGCAAGCGGCAGGAACATGCATACGACTGGTGCGACGGACTACACGATGCTGCAGACGTTTTTATACAGAGCGGGATTTCGAAATGTGAAGGTTCGCGTACCTGCTAAAAATCCACCGGTGTTGGATCGCGTTCGAAAGGTGAACGCACTGCTGACGAGCGCGCTCGGCGAAGTAAAGCTGGAGGTCGATCCACGCTGCCGGGAGTTAATCAAGGATTTCGAAGAGGTCCTGTTCAAGCCGGATTCGGGTGTTATCGACAAGGTTCGCGATCCGAAGCGGACGCACGCGTCGGACGCGCTCGGATACGCCATCTGGGAGTTGTATGGCGAGCGCGCCACGGCTGGAGAGATGGGCAAGCGGCTGTTGTGAAGGGCAAGATGAAGCAGACCGAGAAAAAAACGGGTGAGGAGAAATGACAGAGATCGATCGTGAGCATCCCGAATTCAAGCATCAGAAGCGGATGTGGCGCACATATCGGGACCTCTATCGAGGTGGCCAGGAATTTCAGTACAGGGCTGCGGATTACCTGCTGAGACGGCAGAAAGAGCCTCTGGACGTCTACGGCGAGCGCCTGCAACGGGTGTTCTATGAGAACTATATCGGATCGATCGTGGACTGGTATGCCTCTACTTTGTTTCGCCGCGAACCGAGCATTCAAGTGGATAGCGGCCGCGACTCGGGTCAGAAGTTTCTCGCGATATTCGCAGAAGATTGCGACTTGAGGGGGACCAAGCTCTCCAGTTTCTTTCGTCACTGCCTGATTGATGCGCTGGTGAATGGCCGCACTCACATGCTGTTGGATTTTCCGCGGAGCTCCGCGCTTGTGGCTAATCGAGCGGAAGAAGATGCCGCGGGACTTTCACGAGCTTACCTGGTCCACTACCAGCCGGAAGACGTCATCAACTGGAGCAAAGACGAGCGCGGCGATTACGAGTGGATCGTCCTGCGACAGACCGTACGTCGGCAGCCGAGCGTCGATTCCGCCGAGATCGTTACAGAGACCTGCTGGCACTACTATGATCGCGAGCGATACAGAACTTTCAGGCGTGTCGGCACGGACCAGCAGCCAGGGACGATACAGCTTATCGGCGAGGGGGCACATGCGCTGGTGCGGCAAAGGCGCGTTCCGCTGTTCACCTTGCAGGTGAGTGAAGGCTTATGGTTGATGAACAAAGCAGCTCACCTCCAGTTAGAGCACTTTAACAAATCGAATGCACTGGCGTGGGCGATCACGATGGGCCTTTTTGCCATGCCCGTTATTTACTCCGACCGTGAGTGGAACCAGATTGTCGGTGAGAGTTACTACATTCAACTGGGACCTACCGATAAGTTTGGTTGGACCGAACCGGACGGTAAAGTGTACCAGATTGCGGCCCAGAATCTCGAGACGTTGAAAGACGAGATTTATCGCGTTTGTTACCTCTCGCAGGCCTCAGGAGAGATGATCAGCGGCCACGCTCAGTCGGCAGCCAGTAAGCAGATGGATTTCACGATCACGAAAGAGGTTCTGCGTGCCTACGGTACTGCCGTGAAGGATTGCATGCGGCAGGTTCTGACCGCGGTCAGCGACGCGCGCGAGGATGCCTCGACCATCAGCGTTGCCGGGCTGGATGAAGTCGATATCACGGATTTCGGTTCCGAACTGCAGGATGCAAAGAACCTTCTTGACCTCGGCATTCAGAGTACAACGCTGAAGCGACAGATATTCCAGCGGCTTGCGTTGAAGTACCTGAACGATGCGCGGCAAGAGACAAAAGACCAGATTGCGCGTGAAATAGACGCTCAATTTTTGAGCTAAGGGAGAGCAAATTATGTCAGATCAGATGCCAATTGAAAATGAGCCGACGTCCGGTCCCGATGTCCGGGATATCGTCCGCCACGCGATCGAAGAGTTTGTGCGAGCGGAGACGAAAAAGGCTGAGCCAGCCTATAAGGCTGAGCTTGAAGAGGAGCGGAAGCGGCGCGAGGGACTGGAATCCCGGCTGAACCAGCTGGTAGAGGAGAACCGCAAAGCGCGTGCGATCGCGGAGGAAGCTGACCGGAACTCGCAAATCCGCAGCGAACTGCAGAGGCTCGGAGTGGCCAAGGTCGATTTGGCGTTTCGTGCGGTTCGAGATGACATCACGCGCGGCGAGGATGGCCGGCTGCACGCGAAGGGTGCCGACGCGAAACCTCTGCCGGAATATCTGAATAAATTTCTTGAAGAAAACCCGGAGCTTCTTCCGGCCCGTATCGCCGGAGGCAGTGGAGCTCAGACGCCATCCCGGAATTCCTCGCAGCCTGCTGCGCACGTGGATCTCGACAAGATCAAGCCGGGCATGAGCAAAGAAGAACTCGACAGAGTACGCCAGGAGATATCGCGTTTGGCGTCTCAGGCGTTGCGCGGAGCTTAGGCTTCACGCAGAGAAGCTGACGGCGATTCACGAAGGCAAAAGCGTTTGTCGCCGATAGCAAGTAGCAACAAGGCGGCCGAGGGATCGTGTCGCCAATTCAATTTAGGAGATCTATGTCAATCATTACATCCGCCAATCTGACGAACGCCATCGTCAAGCTTGTGGCCGCTGAAGCCTTGCCGGCTTTGACCGGGAATCTCATTATGGGTAACCTGGTTAATCGCGACTATGAGCCTGTCCTGGCGCACGCCGGAGACACGGTCAACGTGCCGATTCCGCCGGTGCTCAGCGCGAACAACATCGCGGAGGGCGGCACGGTAACTCCTCAGAATCCGAGCCTGCTGAACGCTCAGATTGTTCTCAATACTCACGCGGAAGCTACGTTCCAGATTCCAGACGTGACTAAGGCTCTGGCGTTTCCCGATCTGCTGAAAGCTTACATGCAGCCGGCAGTGATCGCGATTGCTGAGAAGGTGGAGCAGGATCTGCTCAATCTCTACGGCCAGTTCACGTCGAATCATCCGGTCGGAACCGCCGGCTCGCCCATCACAGAAGCAACGATTGATGCGGCTGAAACGGCGCTGTTCTCCGCGATGGTTCCTGCGAGCGCACCGAAGTACCTGGTGGTCGATTCAAACACTTACTCGCAAATCCGCCAGATCCCTCGCTTCAGCGAATACTATTCGTCAGGTGAAGCTGGTTTGAAGGCGCTGGTCGAGGGCAACGTCGGCAAGATGAAGGACTTTTTTATCTTCCGTTCTCAGTTCGTTCCGACGACTGGTACGAGCCCCAACACGAACACGCACAACGTGGCCTTCTCGAGAGATGCGATCGGGCTGGTGGTCCGCCGTCTTCCGCAACCGCTTCCGGGTACCGGTGCTGTGGCCGAGTATGCCGAAATGGGCAATTTCGGAATTCGTGTGGTTATGAGCTATCAGCCGAATACTCTTTCCCAGCAGTTCACGGTCGATGTGCTTTATGGCTGCGGCGTGCTGCGCAACGGATTTGGTGTTCAGGTAAACAGCTAATTCAAAATTAGACAAATGTTAAACAGGGAGCTGCTGGTGCGGCTCCCCTTTTTTTTTCGGGAGATTATCCATGGACGTTAAACAGTATTACCGGAAGATACGCGAGATCGAGAACAGCCTTACCGACACTTACCAGCTTGTTGTAAGTCTCGAGACGGCCGATGGAGGCAAAGCGGGACTAATGTCGGAAGTGTCCCGAAGTGTTGCGGCAAAGCTGATCGTGGAGGGCAGGGCGACGCTGGCAGGAGACAAGGACAAAGCCCGGTATGTCGAGGCCCAGGTGGCTGCGAAAAGAGCCGCCGAGAAGGCTGCAATGGCCAAGCGGGTTCAGGTAGCCATTATTGCTGACCCGGAACTGCACGGGATCTCGCGCCAAAAGGGCGGCGATAACCCGAGTGGGGGCAAGTAGACGCATATGGCACTGTTCACTGACCAGGAAGTCATCGCGCTCAGCGATCTCCTGAATTTCGAAGATTCCGTTTCCCAGGTCGCATCATCGCACGGAATAGACGTAACAACCAAGATTAATTTGTCAGTGGGCGCGATAGGCGACAAATTGTTGCTCTGGTTGTTGAAGATGAGAGCGTCGGATCCTCAGTGGCTGGAACGACGAACCATCGGCGTCTCAACAGTAGTCGTGACTCCAACGTTATATCGCTGGCTCTGCCTGGATTCGCTGTCACGATTCTTCGCGGAAGCTTATAACGTTCAGCTCAACACGCGCTTTCAGGCGAAGTGGACGGAGTATCAGGCCTCTGCAAACGAAGCGGGCGAGATGTTCTTCATGTCCGGTCTCGGCCTAGTGTACAAGCCGCTAGCAAAGGCTGGAACGCCGCTGCTCTCGACGGTGACCGGCATAACACCGGAACAGACACTCTACGTTCAAACGACCTGGGTGGACAGCGCGGGAAATGAGAGCGCCAGCGGAATATGCGGCGCGGTAGTGCTGAATGGGGCAACAAACCTGCAGGTGTCGCCGTCGGGAGTTGTGCCTGAAACCGCGACTGGCTGGAACGTATATGCAGGAACAAACCCGAGTGGACTTCAGCGCCAGAATGCGAATCCGATCGCGAACGGATCTGTGTGGCAGCTCCCGACGAGCGGAGTGATTCCTGGGCCAGCGGCAGGAAGCGGACAAAATCCGGACGTGTACCTGGTGCTTTCGCGAAGGATTCAAAGAGGGTGAAATGATACCGTTGACCATCCTGGCTCCGCAGGTAATACAGGGCCTGCTTACAACAAACGACGCATTTACGCAGGAGATTGCCGCGCTGGCAGCCGCCTCAAATGCAAACATCCCGCTGATCACGTCTGACCAGGTGATTCTTAGTTCGGCGAGCCCGATTTTGGGTGACAGGGACGTTCAACTTACTTATCCGCGGGTGTGCTTGTATAGCGGCGGCGTCAAGAATACCCAAGTGGAAAAGTTTGTTTCCCTCTCAGGTGCAGTATCTGTCATCGCGGATATCTGGGCCAGCTCCAACTTAGCAACGGATACCGATCAGTGGGTTCATTTTTATGTAGAGGCGTTCACAGCGATATTGAGGCAGAATCGCGGGGATTGGGGCCAAGGGCTGTTTTTCTCGGGCGTTTATGAAGTTATATTACAGCCGCCGCAGCCCGGTGGCCTGGGGTTCGTCCAATCGGGCCGTGTGAGCTGCAACCTGAACGTGAGCCGGAGCTGACAGGGTGGGCGAATACATTCTTTCCAATGCGAACCGATTTTACGTAGCACTGGAATCGGCGTATGGACAAGCGGCAATGCCGAGTGCGGCCGGCCGGATCACAGCGCTGCGAGTCGATGCGCAGCAGATGCTGGAAGCGCGTAAACGAATCGACAAGACGGGATCACGGACCTATCTAGGCGCGTCCCGAAATGCGAGACGACGGACAGCATTCGACATTCACAGCTATTTAACGGCGTGGAACAACTTTGGTTCGCCAAGCTATGGCGTCCTGTTTCAGGCGGCGCTCGGCGGTACTCCGGAATTATGTCAGCCTCTTACTATCGGTGCTGTTCAGAATCAGGCGGCATTCCAGACTCCGGTTGCCCACGGACTAACAAGCGGTTCCGCGGTATCCTATGCAGGCGAGATTCGATTTGTAACATCCACGCCGGATTCAATTAATTTTGTCCTGAATGCACCTTTCTCCAATGCTGTAACGATTGGTGGGACGCTGGCGCCCACGATTACTTACCGGACGTCGACAGTCCTTCCGAGTCTAAGCGTGTACGATTACTGGGATCCGACGGCTGTAGCGAGCAGAATATTGACCGGTGCTGCCGTCGACACCTGCGAAATTGTAGTCGATGGAGACTACCACGAGTTTATGTTCAGTGGCCCGGGGGCAGATCTGATCTCGTCGAACACCTTCGTTGCGGGCGATGGCGGCTTGAGCTCGTACCCTCTTGAACCGGCTCTCGACTCCTTCGATGCGTCACCGATACCGGGTTATCTGGGCCAAGTCTGGCTGGGAGCGACCCCATCCCAATTCTTCACGCTCGCGAGTGCAAGTGTGGAGGTGAAGAACAACATCGCCCTAAGGTCCGAAGAATTTGGCTCCAGCGTGCCGCGTGCAATATGCGCCGGCCTGCGTCAGGTGACGTCGAAGATCAGGTTATTCGCCCAGAACGATGCGCAGACGGCGGCTCTTTACTATGCCGCTAAGCAGCGCGTTCCGGTCTCCGCGTTGCTGCAGTTGGGGCAGCAACAGGGACAGCTGATGGCGATTTATCTGCCCCAGGTGATGCCGGCGATACCGGTGTACGAAGATTCTCAGACTCAATTGCAATGGCAGTTTCAGAACAACGTAAGTCAGGGTATAGCAGATGACGAAATCTATATCGCATTCGCTTGAACCGCTGCACTACGAGAGTGTGCGGTGGATATCAAGTAAGTCGTTCAGCGGCATCCGGTATGCGACGCGCAGAGTTTCTCTTGCGCAGCGCATTGAACTCACCAGGCTGGTTCGTGATCTGATGCGCAAGGACGAATTCCTGCGCGCCGGCGATGCCGCCGACCAGGTGGAAGCCGGGTTGGCCGACCTTCTCGTCCGGAAGCTCTATCTCGAATGGGGCTTGGTGGAAATCGAAGGATTAGAAATCGACGGAGCGGCGGCGACGCCACAGCTCTTGATTGACGCAGGTCCTGAAGAACTGACTGACGAGATTGCGGCCAGTATCCAGGGTGAGCTCAGCCTGACAGACGAAGAAAGAAAAAACTTCTAATCGCATTCCATTTTCAGTTTGCCTCGCCAGCCGCGTGGAAATGCGAACCTTGCAGATCGAGCGGTCTGGTCAAACTGCGTAACTGTGCATGGGCGGTCCAGGTCGAGCCGGTCGGCCGCCGAGCGGTTTGGGCGCGCGAAGGTGCGATTGCCTTGCAGTGTCCAAAATCCGTGATTTCGTCACAAAGCGCACAAATTATGGAGCAGTTTCAATTGTGGAAGCAATTCGGGGGAGGCATTCCTCTTGCGTTCGAGGCCAAGGTGGCCGAAGGGATTCTGCTGCTAGAGAAAGAGTGGCAAAAGGAGTTACAACGTGGCTAAATCTAAAAACTACATTTCGGCAATAACGCGCAACATGTCTGATGTCCAGGCGGGAGCTGTTTCCATTGACAAGCTGCTTAAGGCCTCACAAGTTGGGTCAAGCAGAGCATTGGGCGCTCCGTCGCGAAACTCGGATGGACTTCGCACTTCATCTAATTATTTGAACAGCAATCCTAAGGGCATTCAATTTGGAAAGGCGTCATCTTCGGGGTCAACCGCAACCAGCTCGGGAAGTATCTGGCCTAACTTGATCAAGCAGACGGCGATGGGAGGTTTGGCCAGCGTGATCGGCGCCGGAGGTGGAATCGGATCGCTTGTCAGCGGTTTATTGCATCTGTTTGGAGGCGGCGGGAAGAGTGCGCCACCACCACTGGTTAAATTCCAGCTGCCTTCGCCGCAGGAGCAGACCATTTCGGTCGGGGCAAACGGCACGTCTGGCTACGCGGGATCTGCGATTCAGACCAGCGCTAATGCGGCGAACGGGGCCAATGCCAGCGCTGCGACCTCGCCCACACTGCGGTATCAGAGTAGCGAAATCGCTCAAGCCGTGAAAACTGCGCTTCTGAACTCCAGCAGCCTCAACGATGTGATTTCGGAGCTGTAATGAGCACTTTCCCGCTTCTGAAGTCTGGCGCCGTGAGCCAGTACCCGACTACGGTGACTCAAGCGCAGCCCGTTCAAGTTATCCGGTTCGTTGATGGAACGGATCAGCGTTTTCTCTCGCAGGGCAGCATCAGGCGGGAGTGGCAGATTGATCTCACTCAGCTGGATGAGGCGGAAATCTATGCGCTCGAACAATTCTTTGTCGAGCAACAGGGCATGTACTCCACGTTTACTTTTCCGGACCCCATTAGCGGTACGAACGTGCCGAATTGCAGATTCGCGACATCGCAGTTAGTCACCGGTTACCTCGGGCCCGATCTGAGCTCGACAGCGCTTCAAATCATCGAGACAAATGGCTGAACTTTTCTATCCACAACTAAGCAGCGGTGCGCTCGCCCAATACCCGATCCGCAGAGCAGCAGTTACGCGGCCAGTCGCGAACATACTTCCGGATGGATCGACGATTGCTTTGCCGGACCCCTGGGCATCCCGTTTGTTCTGGCAACTCGCCTATACGGAACTGGAGCCGGCTGATTTGCAGGCGATCCAGGCGCATTTCACGGGCTGCGCTGGTCCCTTACGTGCATTCACCTTTATCGATCCAACAGGTAACATGCTTAGCTCGACCTCGGATCTGACACAGGCGCCCTGGCTGGCAGGACCATCCATTCAGATCACGGGCGGGCTGCCGGATCCCAATGGCGGATCGCAGGCGTTCTCTGTCGTAAATGCCGCGCAGGCAGAAGAGGAGCTCACACAAACGCTCACGGTTCCATCCAACTACCAATACTGCTTTTCGATCTACGTGAACTGTTCCGCTGCTTCTGCGATCTCACTAACGAGACGTGGCGCGACGGTAAGTGCGACCGACTCCATCTCAATTAGTCCAGGCTGGAGCAGGATCAGCTCAAGTGGAAAGCTGAACGATCCAGGAACGCAGCTGACGATAGCTGTTGAACTGGCGGCGGGCCAAGAGCTGCAGCTATTCGGGCCGCAACTCGAGCCGCAGATCGCGCCTTCACGCTACCGAGCCAATGCGCAGTCCGGTTGCGTTTATCCCCAGTCGCATTGGGCGAGTAACCAACTAGCGGTGACAGCTGAAGCGCCAAACCTCTACGCAGTAGTCGTAAGTATCGAGACAGCTCTCTAGAACAGGAATAAGATGCCGACTATCAATCAGGTCAAGCAAGAGCCCGAAAGCGACGCTCCGCTCCTGCTCTTCGAGTGCGTCCTCCCTTCGGGCATGGCCCAGTATTGGAGTACCCACAGCATTACCTTCAACGGGCAGAGTTACTTGGCTCGAATCTTGAAGCATAACCTGTTCGAACTTCAACTTTCTGCCGACGATGCGATGGATGGAATCTCGCAGCTCTCGGTCACTCTGGCGAATGCTGATTCGTTCCTATCGGAGTTGAATGCGAGCTCTCCTGGCGGTTCCTCAGGATTCAAGGGATCGCAGCTGACGGTTTACTTCGTTTTTGCTGACCTCCCCAGTGGAACGGTTACCACCGAAAGCACGGTGTTGTTTCGCGGTGTTGCAGGCGATCCGGACGAAATCACTGAGAATTCTTTCACGCTCAGTTTCCAGAACAGGCTGAGCCTGCAACGAATTCCGATTCCCGACATCCGCATCCAGAGGTCATGTCCCTGGAGTTTCCCTTCCACGGTTAATCAGAGAACGGAAGCGCGCGACGGGGGTGCATTCGGCAGCTACTCTCGCTTCTATAAATGCGGTTACTCGGCAGATGTGCCTGGCGGCGCCGGGAACTTAAATAACGGGGCTGCTTTTACATCGTGCGACAAGTCAAGGTCACAGTGCCAGCAGCGGGGAATGTTTAGTACCGATGCAATCGGTAATCACACCTCCCGATATGGCGGTTTCGAATTTGTCCCTTCGGCAATCATGGTTCGAACTTCCGGTGACAAGACCTCGCACGTGTCTCCGCTGATCGATAATTCCGCGAAATACAACGACCCGGTGCCGATGGTCTACGGAACGGGCTGGTTGAAAGCTCCGGTCACCTTCGCGAGGAACGACGGGAATCTCACGCACATGGAGGCTCTTGCTGGCGTGGGGCCCGTCCAGGGGATTCTCAAGGTGATCGTCAATGATGTGGAGATCCCGGTGGCCGTAGCAGGTACTGACATGACCGCGACCGGCTGGTATCAACTCACGACCGCTGGAACCCGGCAAGGCAGCTTCAACCTGGATTTCACCGATTCGAATGGCAATCCGTTGGGCGATCCATATGGCAGCCTGGCGGTGCTTTCCATAGTTGTACCGAACCGGATCAGCCGCGGTACATCCACCCCGACTGTCGAGGTGCTCATGCAGGGGCTGCAGATCGCCACATACAATCTGGATGGCAGTTTTCTCGCACAGAGCTGGACTAACAACCCTGCGTGGGTGATTCTGGACATTCTGCGTCGATGCGGCTGGTCTCCTTCAGACATGGACCTCGCGACCTTCGCGGGGTCGGCGGCATTCTGCCAGACCTCGATCCCCGCCTCTGATATAAACGGAAACGCCATCCAAGTGCAGCGCTATGGCTGCAATCTGCTTCTGACAAAACGCCAGAGCGCGGCTTCCGTCATACGCGGTATCCGGGTTGCTTCGAGCCTGATGCTGCGCTATGGGGCCACCGGCCTGCTCGAGTTAGTACCAGAGACTACGCTGGCCGCTCAGCAGGCTGTCCTTCCAGACGGGAGCAATTCGGTTGAGTCACTGAACGGAGGGTGGCCGGCGTACGAATTCAGCGATGCCTCGGCACCGTTTTCTGGCATAGCGCGGAGCCCGAACGGATCATCAACGTTCAGGGTGACCTCGCGAACTGTGGCTGAGACCTCCAATCGGATCAGCGTGGAGTTTCAGGATGAATGGAACGAGTATCAGCAGGACAGTCTCTCGATCGTTGATGCCGACGATTCGGTGCTGATTGGTTACGAAAACAGCACCCAATCTACCGCTTTGGGAATCGCAAACTTCAGCCAGGCGACCCGGGTATTACTGCGGCAGATTGACAAGTCAACGAAGGGCAATCTTTTCGTTGAGTTTCAAACGAGCTTCCGTGCTTTGAAGATACGGCCTGGAGACATCATCGCTGTAACTTATCTCAAGGAGGGTTTCTCGCGTTTACCATTCCGAGTAGTTAAGCTTTCGCCGTCCATGAATTACGAGTTAGTCACGATCATGGCGCAGATCCACGATGATGAATGGTATAGCGACAATCCTGCAGTTCTCGCCGGAGCTGGCCGGCAACCCGGAACAAATCTTGATACTCCCCGGCCGCTAATAGGGAGTCTCGCACATGACGACTCGCGCGGCAGTTTCGAGTTCTTCGATTTTGGAGTAAGTGAGCTCGTTCAGGCGCAAACCGATGGAAGCGCAACCGACACCATCACCGTTAACTTTGCCGTTCCTAACAGGCCAAGTGCCGCGATCGCAGGTATTCCATTACTGGACCTTGCGCCGAGTTTTCAAAGCACCGGCGGCAGTCTTCCGGGAAATCAGAGCTTCTACTATTGCGTGAGCGCGGTGGATGCAAGCGGCAACGAGGGGCCGGTTTCTTTTACGGTTCCGGCCAAGGTTCCGACAGGAACGAACACTAATTGTGTCACTCTGACGGGCCTCAGCTTTCAAGCGCCCGCGGCAGGATTCAATGTCTACCGCGGCACTACGCCGCAATTGCTGTACCGGATTGCACAAAGCGTGCCGATTATCGCAGGTCCCGTTAGCTTCAATGATACCGGTTTGCCCAACCTCGCGGTCGGGCCACCTGATCAGAATTTTGATCATGTCAACTTCTATTACAGGATAGAGGCTGCAGGACCGTTTACCGTGTCCGGAGCTTCAGCGAATACGATCTCGAACAGCGACATGGGTGCCAATCCCGGCGTTTACAACGCGATGGTGGCGAGGATTATTGAAGGCACGGGGCGAGGTCAGGAGCGGATCATCACCAGTAACGACGCGACCACCTTAACCGTGACCCCGAACTGGTCGACTACGCCCGACAATTCCAGCATTTTCGTTGTTGTCGAGCCGTCGTGGAAATTTGCCGCTGTCTCATCGAGCAGCCCAGTGCAGTTCGAGATTCCTTTTCGGGCAAATACGACGATTCAGATCTCTGGGCGGGGAGCGAATGTCAACAACGCGGAGGGTACTCCGGATCTGTGCCCGTTGACTCGCTGGACTCTGGGGCAATCCGTTCCGGACGGAGGGCTTGCTCCAGCACCCACGTTTACTCTGAGTGTGTCCGGCACGCCAGGCTCTAACGTTTCCGGAGGCACCGTTCTGCTCAGCCAGATAGGGTTCCCCGCTAAAACGGATCTGGCGTCGGTGACCAGCGGAACACTCCAGCTGCATCACTGGAACGAATTGAACGCCGCAGGCATTGTTACGTTGAGCTCCTCAATTAATGCCGCAGGTGCCGCACTTACTCTCACCTCGGCGGCGCCGGTGTCGCTATCACCTGGTGCCATTCTGCAGGTCGAATCCGAGCTGATCCAGATTGGATCGGCACAAAGCGGGAATACTTACTCGGTACTTCGGGGAGTTCTCGGGTCGGCAGCTTCGGACCATGCGCAAGGCACTGCGGTGCTTGCGCTATCTACATCTGCTTTCGTGGTTCCATTCGCACAAGGGTTCTTCGAGAATAGGGCTTCAGTGAATTTCATGCATACGATTAACTTGCCTGATATCCGAGTCGCTGCCGCTGAGCTATTTATGACAAATGCATTCGGTGATGGACAAACTGCGCAGGCCTGTTACACGGGAACGGCGGACGCAGGGTTACGTACCTTATCGGGCGGTCAGTTCTCGCTTCAGGTGAGCGGGCCGCTAGCTACCCAACAAAACGCTGCGCCACCCCTGGCCGTGGAAAGCGCTCATGCTGTTCGTGATGTATTTGCTACCGTCAACCAGGCTCCGGTCGGATGCAGCGCCGTTATCGATCTGCTGGTAAATGGAGTCGATTACGGCCAGTTGTCCATACAGCCGCAGAACAGCATTTCGAATGTTCTCTCTGGAGTAAACCTGCCGGCACTTACACAGGGAGCAAACCTGTCGATCAACGTCACTCTGCAAATTAATCCAAATGCAGCTAGCGTCAGTCCAGGGCGAGATCTAACCGTCACGGTGAGGCTGTAATATCATGGCGGAACAAATTTCAAAACTGAGTCCTCACCGGGACCTTCAATGCTATTACTTCCAGCCGTCAGCAATCGCAGCTCTCAGCCAGGCAAGTTCGTCAGGGTTCACGCTGTCGGGGAAATGGCGACAGCAGTTCGACTGGGCGGTTGTGGAGTGGAACCGCGATAACGTGTTTGAGCACCCGTCGATTCGGAATCTTCCCGATGGAGACCTCAGCGGTCTGAAACTCAGCTACCAGGAACAGAGAGTCGGCTGCATCCCGATAGAATCCAATCTTTATCCTGTTGTTTCCTGGAACAAGTTGCGCATCTGGGTGCCCAACGCAGACGGGTCGGAGACTGTTTACTACGTCGATATTGCGAGTAACGCAAAACCGGTGGGCCAATATAATTTCGCGTCTGCAACTATGACACTGCTGACGGCGCCGGCGCCGGGCGATCGGGTTGGCTTGGCTTGGCTCAACGAGCATTATTATTATCAACTCCAGGGCGGAGAGGATTTACAAGGAATCGCGTCGGCTCTCGCGGCAAATATCAATTCGATAAGCGAGACCTGCCAAGCCGCGGCGAACGGACCTGGTATCCATCTCACGCTTACGCCACGGCCCGGAAGCGACAGTTATCCCAGCTTGATCGGCGAAAACGGGAACCGTCTCGGAGTTTATGGATTCGTGTCTGGATCGATTCAGGCGTGGGCTCAGCCGTTCGCGAATTTCAGCGGCGGCCAGTTTCCCGCGGCGTACGAAATCAATCTCGACTTCTCGAATCTGCAAGGCACTACCGATGCGGCTCCCACAAGCCCGATGCAAGTACCGACAAACAATATCCGCAAACTGCGCTGGACCTGGTCAGCAGACCTGCAAGCTTCAAACTACCAGCAGACCGAATTCTGCGTACAGATGTCGAACTGGACCGTTACTGGACAGAATCAGGCCTATCAGTTCGCGGGTCCGGGGAGCCGGCGGATTGAAGACATGGATCCCTCGGTGACTTACAACGGAACCTGGACAACTGCAGGCGGCAATTTCTCGGGCAGCCGGATTACTTCTACGGTGACCAACGGCGCCAGGTGCACAATCAACTACACGGAATCAGGCACGCACCAACTTTATCTGGGAACACGGCGGATAAGTACGTCCGCTCCCGTTGCCGTCTCGATTGATGGCGCGATGCCGTACACGATAAGCCTGGCGCTCCCCGGTGAAGACGTCCTGATTCGCCTGCCCCTGGGTACTCTAGCGCCCGGAACGCATACGCTTCAGTTGCAGCACTCTGGCACAACCGGTGCGAGCAGTTTCTATTTCGATTTCCTGGAGATCGCCTATCCTGCGAGCGATCTTCCTGAATTTTCATCTCAACGACAGTTAGCGCTTGCGACGGACTGGGACACCGTTCATTCCCAGGCGCTTCCGGCAGAACGTACTGCTTGGCTGATTCAAAAACTGGGCTTTCGCGGTCGCGTGAATCACTACGTCGGCGCTCTTGCCTTTTATGAGCTGGTTCGAACCGGAATGACGTACGCTTCGACGACGATTGAAGTGACCATGCCCGGACAGGAACCGAGCGGGAGTGCGAGCGGTCTTGCCGAACTAGAGGTCGATGGCGGAATCGTTCAGCACCAGATATTGCCGGACGAAACGAGCGAGACGCTGGCGATTGCATTTGCGTTTCTCATAAATGCCGGATCGAACGCAGTGTGGGCCAGTGCGAGGGGGTCGAATCTGACCATAACGGCACGCGCGATGGGAACGGGTGGAAATGGCATTGTCGTGACTCTCGCCCCCGATAGTACAGGAACCCAGATCACCCCGGTTTCATCAACGCTAAATGGCGGCTCAGACGGAATACCATACGACCTGGACCTGTCCGATCCGCTGAATCAAACCTTGGTGAACACAGCCGCTCTTTGGCGGACCGATCTGAATGCAAGCCCCAGAATCAACCGTGCCGCTCGCGATTGGCATCTAGCGTACTTTGCCGCGCTGAAGGGATACGGACTCGACGTAGTCGCCGCCTTCAGCACGGAAATGTTGAATGCCGATCCCTCCTCTGAGGTGGGTATGGCCCAACGCTATTTGGATGGGACACCGGTCGTTCTCAATACCCCTGCCATTCAGACCAATTTCTCTCCGGTCTCCCTCGCCTTTTGGAAGCAGACCTATCTCGACATGGCTGGGCTGCAGAATGCGGCGGGCCTGGTTCCTTATCTCCAGTCGGGCGAAGTCCAATGGTGGTACTTCCCAAAACTGAATGGAACAACTGCAGCGGGAATGACCTTTTATGACGACTACACCAAGCAGGAGTTCCAGTCCCGGTACGGCGCTCCGATGCAGTCGATTCTCAGCAACACCGAAGACCCCTCGAAATACCCAAATGAAGTGAGCTTCCTTCCCACGCTCATCGGCGCTTACACAGCAGCCATTCGACAGGCGCTACGGGCGGCGTATCCGAACTGCCGCTACGAAGTGCTGTACCCGACCGATACGAACTACACGCCACTGAACGAGCTGATTAATTATCCGAGCGGGGACTGGGTGCCAGATAATCTGACCTGCCTAAAGACTGAGAGCTTCTCCTTCACGGCCGAGAGAAATCTCGACCTATCCACGTATTCGATGAATGTCAGTGCGGCGAAGGGATTCAGTAACGGGCAGCGCAGTCACCTCGTTGGAATTGGTGACGCCACAACTGCTTGGCCCAAAGAAGTGGGGCTCGCACAATCGCAAGGTCTCGAGTCAGTTGTGCTGTTCGCGTACGATCAATTCTGTCTCGTAGGCTACGGCCCTGCGCCTTTCGTCAAAAATTCGAGCAGCAGGCGGCAAGCTTAA